GATAGTGTAGAAAGTTAGGATAAAGCAGCCTCGTAAGGAAATCCCCTTGCGAGGTTTTCTTTTGCCCGAAAGGAGAAGCCATGCCACGAAAACCCAAGCGGCCCTGCCGCTACCCAGGATGCCCTCGGCTGACAGACCACACCTACTGCGAGGAGCATGAAAAGATGATGCAGCGTCACTACGACACGTTCACCCGCGGCTACTCCACCGGAAAACGGTACGGCAGGCCCTGGAAGAAAATCCGGGACCGCTACATTCACAAGCACCCACTCTGCGAGCGCTGCCTTCTTGAAGGAAGGTACGTGAAGGCGCAGGAGGTGCATCACATCGTGCCGCTGTCCGAGGGTGGGAGCAGCGAGGAGAATAACCTGATGAGCCTCTGCCACTCCTGCCACGAGAAAATGCATAAACGGAAAGGAAGTCGCTGACCCAGGGGGAGGAAAGATCTCTACGGCGAGCCTCTCTGGAGACCGGCGCCCCCTCTCGCGTGCAGAACATGCGTTTTCTTAAGGGTAATAACCCAGCAGACTGTTAGGAATATAAAAATACTGAAAAGGAGGCAGCTACATTATGCCTACAAAATCGAATAATATCGGCGGCCGCGGAGGCAGACGCCCTGGCTCCGGACGAAAGAAAAAAGCTGCGCTGGAGAAATACCAAAATGGGAATCCCGGAGGAAGGCCACTTGAGGTCCTGAACATTCCGGACCTTGAAGGAGCGGAAATGCCGAAGCCTCATGAGTTCCTTTCTGATATTCAGCATGATGGCTCCGAGTTTGCCGCCGCTGAGATCTACAAAGAGACCTGGGATTGGCTTGACGGCCTTGGAGTTGCCCGCGCGGTATCTCCGGCGCTTCTTGAGCGCTACTCCATGGCCTCCGCCAGATGGATCGCCTGTGAGAAGATCACCTCAAAGCTTGGATATCTGAGTAAGCATCCGACTACGGGAAAGCCAATTCCCTCACCTTTCATCAACATCGGAATCAACTACATGAATCAGGCCAACAGGCTCTGGAATGAAATCTTCCAGATCGTAAAAGAAAACTGCTCGACCGAATTTAACGGCGCAAACCCTCAGGATGATGTGATGGAGCGGCTGCTTAGAGCAAGACGCGGAGGTAAGTAATGGAGAAAACAACACAGTACTATCTCGAAGACACCGATAAGCTGATACCCTACGCCAGAAATGCGAGAACCCATTCTGACAAACAGATTGCACAGATTGCTGCATCGATTAAAGAATTCGGCTTCCTGTCCCCTATTGTAATCTCAAAAGATAACACCATCCTTTGCGGGCACGGAAGGTTTTATGCTGCGCAGAAATTAGGGCTGAAGAAAGTTCCTTGCGTAAAGGAAGAATATCTGACCGACGCCCAGAAGCGTGCATATATAATCGCAGACAACCAGCTGTCTCTTAATGCTGGCTGGGATGAAGATCTACTTTCTGTTGAGCTGTCTGATCTTCAGGAAAACGCCTTCGACCTTTCCCTTCTTGGTTTTGATGAAAAAGACCTCGCGAAACTCATGGATGTGGATACAGAAGCAGTAGACGATGATTTCGATGTAGAGGCAGAGCTCGAGAAACCGTGCTTTTCTAAGCCAGGTGACATCTGGTATCTAGGAAAACACAGAGTCATCTGCGGAGATTCTACAGACCAAAACACATACACAGATTTATTAGGTGATACGAAGGTGAATCTTGTTTGCACAGATCCACCTTACCTTGTGTCTCTAGACAGCTCGGTTGGTAAAATCAAAAATGACGATCTTTCCGATGAAGAAGGATACAAGTTCCTGCTGTCTTCTTTCACTCGCTTTCATGATGCCATGGCAAAAGACGCATCGATCTATGTGTTTTACGCCACCATGAAAGCAAGAGTCTTTTACGACGCTTATGAAGACGCCGGATTTAAAGTTGGCGCAGGCCTGGTCTGGAAGAAACCAAGGGCTCCCCTGATGAGAACCGACTGGAAATTCAATATGGAGCCAATCATCTGGGGATGGAGAAAAGATGGAAAGCACATCTGGTATGGTGACCAGAAACAGAAATCGGTATTTGAGTTTGACGGAATTAGAAATGCTAAAGAAGATGGCTTCGGCCACCCGTCCAGTAAGCCAGTCCCGCTCATCGCCTACCTCATTAAGCAGTGCACCCAGTCTAACGGCCTGGTCCTTGACGGATTTCTTGGATCCGCCTCGACTCTCATTGCCTGCGAGCAGCTGAACCGGGTTTGCTATGGAATTGAGCTAGAGCCCAAGTTCGTAGATGTTGCAGTGAATCGGTACATCCAATATAGGGATGATTCCTCTGATGTATTTGTCCTCCGCGATGGAAAGAAGATCCCTTATGCTGAACTCACATAAACATTGGAATTTCAGCATTATTCTCTTGCTATTACAGCGCTTTAGAGTGATATATGTACCTACCAAAAGAAACAAAATCAAGGAGGTACGAAAATGAAATTAAGCTACAAGGTAACGGGAGAAGAACGGAAGGACTTAGTGACAGAAATCTGCCGTATTACCGGTGACACATCAGAATATCAGTTCATGCCGACCTGCGCATACAAAGTGGGAAATGTCACCATCGATAAAGAAGGCGTCGTCACCTGCGAAGACGAAGAAAAGCTTAACCATATCGCTACGGAGCTAGAAAAGGTCGATTTCAAGCCGAGAGAATCCGAGCCTGAAGAAAAACAGGATGAGGCCGAAGCTCCAGAAGACACCGGCCTTACCTTTGAAATTCCAATTGAAGAGGTAAATGTCACTAACCTTTCCAACTTCCTAAAGGCAAAAGGTAATCTCATCAAGAAGTCTTTTGGAATTGAAGATCTCACCATCGATGTAAAGGATGACCGGGTCAGCTTCCCATGGTTTAAGGAAGTGCCAGAGCCCGATGAAATCAAAGCCTACACCGATTTCATTACCCTGCTTTGCAAGCTCAGCAAAGAACAGTCCAGGGTCAGCAGCAGAGCCTATGAGGTGACGAACGAAAAGTACGCCTTCCGCTGCTTCCTTCTCAGGCTGGGATTTATCGGGCCGGATTACAAACTTGATAGGAAGATACTTCTACGGAATTTATCCGGAAACTCCGCGTTTAGAAATACCCCAGAAGCAAAGGAGGAAGCTAACGCATGAGCATCATTGGAAAAGAAACCTTATCGATTCTTCGCTCCGGCTACCCAGCCGGAACGAGAGTTGAGCTCATCAAAATGGATGATGTCCAGGCACCGCCCAAAGGAACGCTTGGCACCGTCTATGGTGTTGACGACACGGGAAGCATCCTGGTCCACTGGGATAACGGATCTGGACTAAATGTCATCTTTGGAGAAGATATCGTACGGAAGGTAGGAACATGCCATGAATGAAACCATCAAGAAGCAGATTCTTGCCATCCAGCGAAGCGGTTTAACCAACATGCTGGATACCATTGCCGTTCAGCGGATTGCTTTTGACTATGACTATTACGACCTGGTTCTTTACCTTGAAGAACACCGGAAAGAGTACGTTCATTTCATCCTGACAGGAAGCGAAAAATAAAGGCAGAAAACCTCACATAAAGCTTGCTATTTCAAGGCTTTAGAGTGATATATGTACATGCAAAGAAAAGCAAAGAACAACGGAGGAAAGACCATGAAAAACGCATATTTTGAAAACATGTACAAAGAAATAAGCGACTACCAGGAAAAGAAAGAAGCGATTAGAAAACAGCGCAGCAAGCTTTTTGACGAAGAAAAATACGATGAAGGAACCACCCTGATGAAAGCCTTCGAAGAGGAAAACAAATTCCCATACAGCGACGGAGCGATGAAAGCCTACTGGGCTTACCAAAACGTAAACTACCGCGGAGCGGACTGCTTCGAAGTCGAGGACCTGCCTTGGCCTAAGGATATGAAAGATTTCGCTGATACCTTAAGAGAAGCCGGAATTGACGCCATCACAGTCACCGACCAGAGCACCGGCCTGATGGATGGAATCTATGGACTTAGCGCAAACGGCTGGAAGATGGGAAGCTTAAAGATTGTCACAAGAAAGGACGATCACCGCTTCGGAACGGACGAACCGGAAAGAAAGAACGGAATCGAGTTCACGATTGCATAAGGAGGCCGCCATGTGGGAAAAAGGAACGCTTGAGATCGAAGGGAAAACGGTAAAATACGAACTAAAACACTACGACGAGCCTTCAGACTATGGCATCGAATGCGGCAAAATCAGCAAGATGGAGCTCCGCATTGGAAACAAAACGACGCTCCGCTATGACCGCGGATGGGACATTGAGCCGGAAGATGAAACAAGCCAGCTCGCCTACGCAGCCCTGATCCATCAATATAACTAAAGAAAGAATGATCTTATTTCCACATAAAGCTTGCTATTCCAAGGGTTTAGAGTGATATATGTACATGCAAAAAGCAAAGACACGAAGAGCCCCGGAGGAAAATACCATGACAAGAGCAGAAAGAAACGAATTCACTTACCTTTGGAAGAACCTGAAAAGAGGCTTTTACGGAAACACAGCCATCCTTACGATTCCGGTAGAAGCGAGCAGAGAATACAAACAGTCTGCAGATGACCTTTTCCAGCAGAATGGTTTTTACCCTTGCGCAATCAAGAAAGACCCAAAGCGTTTTGATGACAAAGAGCGAATCCTCTACATGAAGGAACCTGAAGATGCCGACTGGACAGACCTTTACACTGAAGAAGAGCTTGAAGCTTTCGATCAGGCCATCGAAGCTTAAGAGGGAGGAGCCTACCAAGGCTCCTGTTCTTGTTGCGGACATAGGATTTTCCTTTTGCCGTGGCTTTAATTTTTATGGTATTCGTGATATAATAATATCGAACATTTTTTAAGTCCTTTCTCGGCTATTAAGTCGGACACTTAAAATATATTTATTTGGTTTTGTTCTTGGCCCGCAGCAATGCGGGTCATTTTTATGCCCGCAAAATTCATAACCTAGTCCTGCTATTTCAATGATACATGTGCATGCCAAAGGAACACCAAAGTAATATGGAGAAAAACACCCGGAACGCCTTTTGGCGTTCTTTTCTTTTGCCTGCCCTGGAGGGAATGACCTTGGAAAGATACAAGCCCACAAAATTTATCGCGAAAACTTCGCACTACGATAAGACAGCCGCAGATTTAGTCGTGATGTTTATCGAGCAGCTTTCCCACACCAAGGGCGACTTCTATAACAAGCCTTTTCACCTGATGCCCTGGCAGGAACAGATCATCCGCGACCTGTTCGGCGCCCTTAAGCCAGACGGATACCGGCAGTTTACCACCGCTTACATCGAAATTCCAAAGAAATGTGGAAAGAGCGAGCTTGCCGCGGCTGTGGCTCTTTACATGCTGTGTGCAGACGGTGAGCAGCGTGCGGAAGTGTACGGATGCGCCGCGGACCGGGACCAGGCTTCCCTGGTGTTCGATGTGGCCTGCGACATGGTCAAGCTCCATAAAACCTTGAGCAAATACTGCGATATCCGCCCGAGCCGAAAGACCATCCACTTCCGCCCCACCAACAGCATCTATAAAGCGGTTTCTGCTGAGGTTGCGGGAAAGTCCGGCGTGAATGTGTCCGGTCTGGTGTTTGATGAGCTCTGGGTGCAAAAAGACCGGAAGTTCTTTGACATGATGACAAAGGGAACATCAGACGCAAGAAAGAATCCTCTGCATTTTATCATCACGACTGCAGGAAACGACATAAACTCCATCTGCTATGAGCTACACCAGAAAGCCGTTGACATTCTGGAAGGAAGAAAACACGACGAGACCTTCTACCCGGTGATCTATGGTGCCGCGATGGATGAAGACTGGACGGACCCTGAGGTGTGGAAAAAAGCAAACCCGTCGCTTGGCGTCACCATTGACATCGACAAAGTTAAGGCGGCCTGCGAATCTGCCAAGCAGAATCCCCAGGAAGAAAACGCCTTCAGGCAGCTTCGTCTTGATCAGTGGGTCAAGCAGTCTGTCCGCTGGATGCCAATGGATAAGTGGGACGCCTGCTCCTTTAAAGTTAGAGAAGAAGACCTCTACGGTCGTGTGTGTTATGGTGGCCTGGACCTTTCCTCCACCACAGACATCACCGCCTTCGTTCTGGTTTTTCCACCAGAAGACGAAAACGATAAATACGTTGTTCTCCCCTACTTTTGGCTGCCGGAAGATACGCTGGACCTGCGCGTAAGGCGCGATCACGTTCCCTACGACCTCTGGCAGAAGCAGGGCGCAATCCAGACAACCGAAGGAAACGTCATCCACTACGGTTTTATTGAAAAGTTTATCGAGCGCCTTGGAGAAAAATACAACATCAGAGAAATTGCCTTTGACCGCTGGGGAGCCGTCCAGATGGTCCAGAACCTGGAAGGCATGGGATTTACTGTCGTGCCATTTGGCCAAGGCTTCTCGAGCATGAGTAGCCCCACCAAGGAGCTGATGCGGCTGACGCTGGACCAGAAAATCGCGCATGGAGGCCATCCGGTCCTCCGCTGGATGATGGATAACGTTTACGTCCGGACGGACCCTGCAGGAAACATCAAGATGGATAAGGAAAAGTCCACCGAGAAGATCGACGGAGCCGTCGCTCTTGTTATGTCCTTAGACCGAGCGATCCGCTGCGGAAACGACACTGGGGAGTCAATATATGACAGTAGAGGGATCTTGTTTATTTAATGGAGGTAGGAATGAGTATCTTTTCAAAATTCAAAAGCCGGGACAAGCTGAAAAACTCCACCTCAGGAAGCATGTACCGCTTCTTCTTTGGAGGGACGACCTCAGGAAAAGCAGTGACGGAACGTTCTGCTATGCAGATGACAGCAGTTTACTCCTGCGTCAGGATCCTTTCGGAGGCTGTGGCTGGGCTCCCCCTTCACCTTTACCGATACACTGAGGAAGGCTCCAAAGAGAAAGCGGTCGACCACCCACTTTATCAGGTTCTGCACGATGAGCCAAATCCCGAAATGACGTCTTTCGTTTTTCGGGAGACGCTAATGACCCACCTACTCCTTTGGGGTAACGCCTACGCGCAGATCATCCGAAATGGAAAGGGTGAAGTCATCGCGCTTTATCCTCTGATGCCAAACAAGATGACCGTCGACCGGGATCAATCCGGCCAGCTTTACTATGAGTACCAGACTTCTCAGGAAGAAGCACACACGATGAAAGGTTCTCTCGTTCGGCTTTCCCCACGTGATGTTCTTCACATCCCGGGACTTGGCTTTGACGGTCTGGTTGGCTACTCTCCCATCGCAATGGCCAAGAACGCAATCGGCCTAGCCATTGCGACCGAAGAATATGGAAGCAAGTTCTTTGCAAACGGCGCGACCCCAGGAGGAATTTTAGAGCACCCAGGCGTTGTGAAAGACCCAGAGCGCGTTCGGCAGAGCTGGAATTCAGCCTTTGGAGGATCTTCCAACTCGAACAAGGTGGCCGTCCTTGAGGAAGGCATGAAATACACGCCGATCTCCATTTCTCCTGAGCAGGCGCAGTTTCTTGAAACAAGAAAGTTTCAGATCGATGAAATTGCTAGGATCTTTCGCATTCCTCCTCATATGATTGGAGACTTAGAGAAATCCAGCTTCAGCAACATTGAGCAGCAGTCTCTTGAGTTTGTAAAATACACACTCGACCCCTGGGTCTGCCGGTGGGAGCAGTCTATGCAGCGTGCTCTCCTCCGCCCGGAAGAAAAGAAGGACTACTTCTTTAAATTCAACGTGGACGGGCTTCTTCGGGGAGACTATCAGAGCCGTATGAACGGCTACGCCGTTGGAAGGCAGAATGGCTGGATGAGCGCAAACGATATCCGGGAGCTCGAAAACTTAGACCGGATCCCGGAAGAAGAAGGTGGCGATCTTTACCTGATCAACGGCAACATGACCAAGCTCAAGGATGCTGGCATTTTCGCAGCATCTGCGCAGAGTCAAAATACAGAGGAGCAAGAGAGTGAAAAGAAGCAAGAAACAAATGAGAAGCCGAAAGAGACAGATGCAAGGATCCATGAAAGGAGAAATGCCTTATGACAAGAAAGTTCTGGAACTGGATAAGAAACGAAACCCCAGATTCCTTTGGAAGCGAAAGAACCCTCTACCTAAACGGAGAAATTTCCGATGAAACCTGGTTTGGAGATGAAGTCACGCCGAAGCTGTTTAAAGAGGAACTGGATGACGGCGAAGGAAACATCACGCTTTGGATCAACTCCCCTGGAGGAGACGTCTTTGCCGCCGCCTCAATTTACAACATGCTGATGGATTACCCATATGATGTTACGGTTAAGATCGATGCTTTAGCCGCTTCTGCGGCCTCGGTCATCGCAATGGCAGGAACCAAGGTGTATATGAGCCCTGTTGCCATGCTGATGATCCATAACCCGATGACCGTCGCAATTGGAGATTCGGATGAAATGAAGAAAGCGATCGACATGCTTTCTGAAGTCAAAGAATCCATCGTAAACGCCTATGAGATTAAGACGAGCCTTTCGAGACGGAAAATTTCTCAGCTCATGGACGCCGAAACCTGGATGAACGCAAAAGAAGCAAAGAAGCTCGGCTTTGCCGATGAAATTCTCTTTTCTGAGGGAGAAACGGAAATAGAAGAGGATCCGGAGATGCTGTTTTCAAGAAAAGCCGTCACAGACTCCCTTCTTCTGAAATTGACCCCAAAGAAACCAGCATCACCATCGATACCTGTTGATTCACTAAAGAAGCGCCTGGCGCTTCTCTCACATTAAGGAGGAAACTACAATGACTAAGATTTTAGATCTCATGGAGAAAAGAGCCAAGGCCTGGAACGCGGCAAAAGAGTTCCTCGATACCCATTCCGATAACGGTGGAAACGTGTCCGAGGAAGACGCCGCTACTTACGAGAAAATGGAAAAAGAAGTTACGGATTTGACAAAAGACATTGAGCGCCTGCAGAGGCAGGAACAGATTGATCAGATGTTAAATCAGCCGACCTCTTCCCCGCTTACCTCTAAACCCGGCGTAAAAGAAGAGCCAGAAGAGAAGAAAGGAATTAGCTCTAAAGCTTACAAAACCGCTTTCTGGGACTCCATCAGAAGACGCAACTGGTTTGATGTCAATAACGTTTTGGAAGTTGGAACAGATGCTAACGGAGGATACCTGGTCCCGGATGAATATGAGAGGCAGCTTCTTCAGGCCCTGACCGATGAGAACTTCTTCCGTTCCCTTGCCCATGTGATTCAGACCCAGACCGGCACCCACACCATTCCGATCGTCGCCTCTCACGGCACCGCGTCCTGGATGGATGAAAACGGGCTTTACCCGGAGTCTGACGACACTTTCGATCAGATCACGCTTTCTGCCTACAAGCTGGGAACGGCGATCAAGGTATCCGAAGAACTGATGAACGACTCGGTTTTTGATCTGGAAGGTTACATCTCAACAGAGTTTGCCCGCCGTATTGGTGCCGCTGAAGAAGAAGCCTTCCTTGTTGGAGACGGAAGCAAGAAGCCGGAAGGCGTCTTTACCAAAGTCGCATCAAATAAGGAAGCCCTGACTGAAATCAGC